CTGTAACATGTTCAGTCTAGTTGCCTGTGTATCATTAGGCTCATTATGCATTATAGCACACCCATCGACAGCAATAGCATCAAATTGTCCTTCAACAACTATAACATATTTTCTATCTGCCGTTTGTGTATCTATATTAAACACATAGCCAGGTTGTGCATCTGTAAGATACTTTGGTTTACCTTCAGTTATTTTACGTCCAGTATAACCGACTATCGCGCCGTCTTGATAAAATGGTATAATAACTCGATCTATATATCCTGCTGCCGGAGACCACATCCAATTATACCAATCAAGTTCCATACCTCGACCTAAAATGTATTCTACTATTTTTCCAAGGTCTTCTGCTATGTCAGGCAAGTATGCGGTACTGATCCATTCTATTACTGGTAAGGTTGCTTCTGGTAAGTCTACTTGGTGTAAATTAAAGTCCAAAGGTTTTTCAACCTTGGGCATATCCTCTTTGTTCTTTAATGCTTCTAATCCTAGCTTCTGTATTTCAACTTCGGGTAACCCCATCCAGGAAAGAAGATTTTTAGTGTTCTTGCTTAATAATTTTCCAGGAGTCCATCCTGCCTTAAAATTACAGTTGAAACAATGATATTGGAAACCGTCGTTGTTAAACAGCATTCCGCCGCGCTGTCTCTTGTCTGGAGAGTTTCCATTATGGTGACAGCAAGACGCATTGAAACTGATCCACCCGCTAGGAGTTGATTTTCGTTTAGGAGGTAGTAGGTTCTGTACCGTTGCTTGAATCAGATTCATGCAACAATTTTAGCATCTATATAGAGCTTTGTCAAAAGTTCCGGAGTAAGTAGTATTGCCGTTTTGTTGTGTAGTAGGATCTTTTGCCGGAATGTATTTGATTCGAACATTGGTAAAAAGCCCTGTAAAATTCACATAGTCAACACCTGTAAAATCATTATAAGTCTTTTGATCGATTACCGCATAGTTTCCAAAAAAGCCAGGGGTGTTTTCTAATGTCGCCTCGACAATTACTTGACCTTTAAATTTAGTCATGTATTTGGCAACAGTATGAAGGCCAGCTGAGGACTGGTTCAGGGGTCTTATATTTCCGCTGTACCATTCCCATTGTTGTTTGGACGGGTCCGGATTATATGTTCTTAAAAAATCAACCACGTTAACGCTGGGTAACAATTTAGGATACACTTCTTCTTTAAGTTCTAGTATGCCTGCAACATCATAATAGGTATTAGAATATGCAGGAGAATAACTACCATCCGTTTCTTCTTTAACAATAGAAAAATTATAAGTTTTAGTATCAATAGTAATAGTATCTTTACTATCCAACACAACTTCTGCCAATCCTTTAAGGGCATTAGTTGTAGTAGATGCATTGTCAAGTACTGTAATAGGTTTCTTAAGAACTAACTTTCTGTTTTCTTGATCAAAAACATTTAAATAAAACTGCTGTCCATTTATACTAACCTTTTTTTGATCAGAATTTTTGAACTGAATTTGAATAGTGTTTTTTACACCTTTATATCGGTATTTATTATAAAGCATGACTACAAGCGAGAGCTTCCAAGCAAACTATCCTTTTATGACCTGTCTCCGTTGTAACGACACGGAATATTTAGGTATTGTTATCAATCACGATAATCAAGTAACAAGCATGTACGACTATGCTGTAATCAAATCTATTGGACTGCAAAATCCTTTTTTAGAACTCGGAGATGTCTGGTGGTGGGAAAGCAATCGAAAGATTCCTATTAATATTTTTTTAAAAATAGATATGATTGATTTTAGACCGTTTATTAAAACATTTAACAGTAAAGACGTTGAGATTCTCTTTGGACCCACTGTAAGCCTAGGAGAAATAGCAGAAAAACGTATTAAACGAAAATCAATACAGCTAGTAAGAAATCCTAAAAAATTTAGAGTTAACTAAATCCGTAGCTGATATTTTCACAGATTAAATTCATCTGTACAACAATGGCAACAGAATAGGCCATGGCATGAGCCTTTTTAAAATAATATTCTTCACCCGTTGGTTTCGTCCAAACTTCCGTCATCACCGTAGTCCAGTCTTTCCCAATCAGATAACGTTTCGCAGGTCTGATCATTGCTAGTACCGCTGCCAATTGCTCTATAGACTTTGGCTTGCTTTGTCTCAGAATAGACCCATGCCCATTCACATGGAACAGCAGTTGGGTAAAATCGTCTTGTTCTAGTAGATCCCATAATGGTTCAGTCTCCATAAGTTGAATAAGATGTGCTTCATCTTTAACGCCGCTATACATACCAACATTTAAAAAATCAATTTTAAAATATCCTCTTTGTTCTGCTTCTTTATATTCAATACTACTTAATCCAGTTAATGGATTGTACGGAATAGCAGTACAATATACTCCAGTATTGTGCTTTTTAAAAGTTCCGTCTTTATCTTGTATTGATGCAGGAATAGTCTTTATTAAATTAAGTGCATGTGATCTATCAGCAAAGTCGATGTCAATATCTGGCATTACAATTCTCCACTCTCTGCTAGTTTTAATATAAGACTATAATGCTCGTAGGCTTTCTTTACTGCTGGATATTTGTCTTTCAAATATTTTTCGTGTTCTTTTTGTTCCATTAGTGTTTCAAACATTCTGTAATGCCCTTGCTTCCTCATATTGTTAAACACTTCTGATTCAAAGTCTGCAATACGTTCTAATTCACTTTGTGCAATCTCTACAGTATACAAGGGTTCGCTGTCATTTACAATATCTACAAGGGAGACTTTATTAAAATCCATAGGATCTCTAAAATACTGCATGTTAATTCTTTGATAACGATGTGCTCTTTTATTTGTATCAAGAACTCGGATTCGATGTTGCTCGCAGAACTGTCTTATATTTTCTTGACTCATTCTATTCCCGCCTCATCACATATTTCTTTTACTAAAATAATATCAGCAGGAACCTGTTTGAATTTTTTAAGCCAAAACGGTAAATCAAATGCCGGTGCAATTAAATCCAATTGTTCATTGCTAAAATTATTTAACATCTTTTTACCTGATGCACAATTGAGTAATAACCAAGGACTGATTTTTCCGTTTCTTATATCGTGTACTGCTCGATTTAAATTTACATAATTGAAATAATGATTAAACTGTGCTTGACTTACATCGCCCCATTCCATCATTGTTTGCAAAGATCTTTGTACTGCACTTTCAACTGGTTCAGTTTTTATCATCTCATAAAGATAAGTCTCATACAGTTCGTCTCTGCACCATTGGTCTAGTTTAACACCGCTTTTAATAACATAGTCCATGAACTTATCAGGATATATGGGCATGACATTATTAATAAAAGATCCAAACTTAACAAACGCATTATAGTAAGGGCTCTTTATAAAATCATCATAGGTCTTGTCTTTTTTAGCACCTTGAGTGAGTCTAAAGAATCTATTAAAGGCCATCATGCCTGCCTGAACACGCTTTTCATCTTTCTGCATTGCTCGTCTTTTGTTTTCACACATGTGAGCATACAAGGTCTTTTCTTTCATAAAGGCCTTGTTACAATGGACGCAGTTAAATGGTTGTTCGGCCAATTGTATCATTCTACAGATTCGTAAGTGGCTTCAAAAATATCCGGCTTGCAAGCATAAAATTCCCCTTGCACTCCTTTAATAATCCAATCGCCCTCTGTGGCGATATGTTGTACTTTTAAATGTACTCCATCTTCTAACGTACCGATTTCTGCTTCACCTAATGCTGTAGGGTGTCGAGCTTTTTTAATAGTACCTAACGCACTGCCACAGAATTCTTTAATGTTAGCAATACCTTCAGTTGAGTATATAAATTGAACTGCTTCAATCACTACTGGTTTTTTACGGAATTTCATTCATACTCCTTACGCTGTTTTTTATCAAAGCCCATACTGTCAAACAATTCTTCCTTGTCTGTTTTATCCATTAAAGATGCCCATACACGAATATCATCTATCTTCATAGCAGGATGTAACTCTGCTAATAATTTTTCTATCTTAACCGCCTTGGTCTTTTTTCCAGCGGCAATGTACGGATGATAAGCTGATACACCAACACCTATTGATGCAAATAATTTCCATAATAAGGGTTTATGATCCTTACTTAATAACCAATGATTTTTATTAATTAATTCATTAGTCATTTCTAGGAAATGTTCTTGTACATCTCTGTCCCCTTGAACACTTGCGGCATATCTCATAAGAATAAACGGACTAAACTCTTTCTTTTCTTCCGGAGTTAAATTATCATAAAAATTATAATCTTTATGATCAATTGCATACAGTTCTCGTTTTATATCAAGTTTCGCCATTGTTAGGTTTTAATCCGTTGCTGTGTCTATCAGTTGTTTTATCTAAATCTTGGAACAGTCGTTTTTCCTGTTGTGTTAACTTGTCCTTATGCGTTTTACGTGGATTACCACATAGGTAACATTCAGGGTTACCACAGTCCATGGCATGCCTTTTATTAAAGCGATGGGGCTGTTTAACAGCGCTAGGATTGTACTCACTAACTCGATGTTCTTTGGCTATCTTTGTTTGTTTTTTAATTGCAGTTTCGTCTGCATGAAGCCGTTTACTGTGATTGAATTTGTCCTGCTCGTGACTCATTTTCTGCCCTTTCAATAAGCTCTCGAAGAATACTTTCAACTAATTGATTAAGAGTTACATCTTTTTCATGCGCCCTTAACATAAGCTGAAACAACTCTTCTTTCGGCAAGTCAATTGGTACTGATTCACGACCATCTAAAATTTCTTCATCCATTTGCTGTCTCCTTGGTCAAGTAATACAACAGTTTAACACGATCAATTGCCTGTTGTAAAGTATGATTTTCTCCGCCGGCATCTAATATATCAATCCATAAGTCCATATTATGTTTGATGTCTAACGGATCTCTGCGTTTAGGTAAATTATAACCAATTACAAATCGTTCGCCGTCTTGATAATACCCGTAGGTAGTGTTGCCTTCGGTTGAATATGTAATCTGCTCGTTTGGTCTTAAATTTCCCATTTTACCAACATTTGGTATAATCAACAATTTCACATTGACGACTTACTTCTTTAACAAAATAAGCACACAGAGGTTTTTCTCCCCCTTCTAATGGTGTACATAAAAGTTGTCCTGGTTTCATTTTAGGAAAATACCATTTTACATCTTGATATACATTTATAATATCAATGTCGTGAAACTCTGGTCGGAATCCACTTAATGGATTAAAACAAAAAGTTCTAAAACCTCTGTCATTAAGACTGGTAATCGGTAATACTTCCATATCTGGACCTTCTGGATCTCCAACGATAGTACACCAATCTAATGGCATTGTAAGTTCGTGTTTTCCTATTCGTAATACGACTGCTGGACCTGTAAAACTTTCTAAAAAAATCAATGGGATATAGAAGTAGTCTGGATTTTGATTGTCACTATTATCTAGTACCGCGAACCTTACATCGTCTTCAATTTCTTCTGGAAGATCGTTGAGATAGAACGTCTTGTTATCTAACGTTAAAATTTGCATTATTAATATTTTACCTTTTCTATTGTAAACGGATACTGTGCTTCTTTGTAGAATTTTTTTCTTTCCGTTAAGTGTTTTTTAGCATATTTTGTTGATGCTGTCAAGTCCCAAATTTGGACGAAGTCTTTGTCCTCGGCTTTCCTAATACCTCTTCCAATAGATTGTATAACCCTTGTAAAGCTCTTTCCGGGTTCCAGAAGAACCAGATTAAAGATCCTAGGAATATTAATACCCACAGCGGCCACACCATAAGTCGCCACAATAGTCTTATTGTCACTTGTTTTAATTTCGTCATACTCGTCTTTTCTATCTTTAGTTTTTACTTTGCCTGAAATAAACACTCTATCCTGATGACCTTCGATAAGAAAATTACCAGACTCAATCCGGTCAACTAACACTAATGTATTGCCAGTTAATGCAATTTCTGTAATTAAACTAGATATCCATTCCATACGTGTAGAATCAGTAACCAAATATTTTAATTCTTCGGGGTAACTTGAAAATTCTTTCCATTCGGCTGTCTGTATAACATTAACATGACACTGACTTAAGATTCCTTTTTCTTGTAACTCATTTGCAGTTACTCTACCAACTACTTCGCCAAGACTTGCACGTAAACTCTGAAACTCAAAATCAGCTTTTGGAACAGTCCCAGTTAATCCCCAACGTATAGGTGCGTTTGAAAGATTATGAGTAAGCAACGTTTTTAAGACTTCCGCTTTAGCCATATGAACTTCGTCAACAATGACACAATTTACTCCGTCAAGAAATTCAGCTAGACTTAACAGTTCTTCGTCATTTTTGGATTTTTTGTCTAAAATATTGAGACTTTGCCAAGTTGCAATAGTGTGTGTTTTTCCTATGTCTTTTCTATCGCCGTAATAAACACCAACGTCTAATCCAACATTGATAAAATCTTCTTCTGTTTGTTCAACTAAACTTTTGTTAGGAACAATAACAATACTTCGGCCATATTTTTCCACAATTTTTGCCAAAGTTGCGGTCATAATAGTTTTACCTGCGCCAGTTGCAACTTCTTGCAATGCTTGCGGATTCTTTAGAAAATTATTAACAACTTCAACTTGATCGTCTCTCAAACGAATAGGCTGGTCTTCAAACCTATGGCCTTTGGGCCAGCATTTTTCACCCCAAAAATCCTCAGAAATTTCAGAAAATTCCAAGGCTGGTGCAGTCCTACGATCTTCGTATTCGATGTGATAGTTTCGATTGGCTAAAATTTCTAGGACCTGCTCTAACATACTGAGGTAGGTTGTTCCTCCTAGACCAAAATATGAAACAGTACCGTCCCATCTCCCTAATTTATAGGCAGGACGATACCTTGCAGTGGGGTCTTCGTACTTAAATTTCTTGACCAGCGCCTTACGTGTGTCAAGATCTAAATTTTCTATCTTAACGTTAACTTCGTCTTTAATAATAATTTTACAGGACGGCAAAGTCTGATTCCTTAATTTTATAATTTACGACAAAATGGTGATTTTTTAGGTAATTTGACAATGTATAATGAACACCACTTAAACCAAAATTAAGAACTGACAAAACTTCAATCTTCGATTCGATTAATGGCTTGGGTATTCTACCCGAAACAAAGAAAAATTTAATTTTTTCAGAAATAGGATTGTTAACCTTTGAATCTTTAATGATTTCATTGGCTGTTTTTCCTGTATGACCATCTAATCTAAATAACACACTCATCTCTTCAGTTGATACACCGTATTTCATTAGAGTTCTAATGCAATATCTCAAATATTTTAACTCCATTCCCCCGGGGATTACAATCAACGTGGGAGAATTATAGCCTAGTGTGTTTAAAAGATCACTAAATTCAACTTCTTTCCCATCAATTTCGATATCTTTACCAAACGGTGTAGTAATACATTTTTTTGTAACTGGAGTAATATCAATATTATCTAAAACTTCTCCAATTTCGTCGGCCCACAAATTTATTCCGTATTTTTTAGCCTGCATTAATACTTCTACTACATCAAGGCTATCAGGTTGCGGAACATTTTTAGGAACATTAGTAAAAATAAATTTATTTTCTTCAAAATTTACCATAGGTACATATTTTTCAATTGATTGTTCAATTTCACGTACCTGGGCCAACAAATCTAAAAATTTTTCATCTGTATGAAATGAGGAATTCATAAGATTTGAAGCTACCCATGCAATATGTTCCTCACGTAAATTAAAATCCCATGATTTTAAGTCAGGATTCCAGTTTACAGTTTGATTGTTAGAGGACTCTTTACTAAAGGATTCTTTGTACCCACGTATTAGCTGTATTAATCCGTCATCATAGGGAAAACTTACAGAAATTACCTGTTGATTAATGAATTCTTTCTTCCTTATGGTAATTGTTCTATTATTCGATAATACACGAATAGGTAGTTTATACTGGGGATTATCAATAGAGTCAGAAATGTTAGTTTTTAAGGCAGAATTGAGAGAATTTTGGTATTTTTTGATTAGTTTTAATGCCAAACTGGCCTGTTTTTCAGTAAAACCGTAACCAGTCACAGTTTGCATAGATAGACTATGTACTATGCTTGAGTCTAGATGATGCAGAGGTATAACAGGCTCAGTAAAGAGCCATTGTCCGTCACCTGCTAGTCGTTGAATAAGGTCTTCTATAAACATAACAATCCATTAAAGTGATGCGTCCTCTAGGCCCGCAGTTCTTAACTTTATAATATTACTCAATTGCCATTGTTTGATGTCTAAACCTTTAATAACTCCTAACCACTGATTTCTTAATAGCGCAAATTCGTTGATAATTTTTTCCATATCAACTACATCAGGTTCTCCATCGACGTATTTTTCAACATCTCTGGAACTTAACGCTCTCTGATAGTTTTCTAGGTATTTCTTAAAGCATTTTGACCTCAAACGTCGAAGTTCAATGTTAAGGTATTCAAGGATAGCTTCAATTTCTTGAAGATTATTGAAACGTTGTTCAACTACACCAGGCAAAGCAGAACTGGCTTTTTCTATGTTACCATAGATTTTAACTTCAGCTCTGGCTTGCCCTAGTTCGGCATAGAAATAGTCAATACAAGCAGGCAAAAATGAAATATCTTTGCTAACCTTGGCATACCATTGTGACACAATTACTCCTCATCTTCGTAGTAATCGTCATCTTCAGTATCTTCGTCCAATTCCTTGAATTCTTCGACTATGGTTTTAATTGCATCATCAAGATATGGATCGTAGCCCATGAATCCTTCGAGGGATTCCGCGCTAATATCTTTACCCAGCAAGAAATCGACATATTGATTAGCTGCCATTTCTTTGTGCTTGTCTGGGATATATTCACGAAATGTATCCCATACTTCCATTACTAAACTTTCATCCATTAGCTTCCTCCGATTCGTCAATGGTTGTGATCGCTGGTACAGAACTACTGTCCCACTCGTTCATAATTAACTTTAATTTATCTTCAGTCCAGTTTTTTCTGAACTCTGCAATAATTTCGCCACTATCTTTACTAGTATAGGCTAATTTATTTCCGACTTTAGATAATACACCCATTTTCTCGAACATGTCAACTAAACCGGAGCTCGGAGCCATACCTGTTGAATATGGAATTTCAACTTGTACACTTTCAAATGGTTTAGCATAACGTGTCTTCATGATTTTACATGCAGAACGAATACCTAGAACATCTGTTACCTTGTTACCGTTTTCATCTGTCTTAAGTTTAAGTTTACGCATTGCAACAACAATTGAACTTGCGTAAATGAAGCCTTGACCGCCTGAAATTTTGTCATCTGGATCAAACATATCCTGGCTTGCGTATGTGTGATTTGTACAGACCATACCTACGTTGTAAGAGCCGAACATATTCACACAGTTGCGAACAAGTGATGTAAGTGCTTTAGGTTTACGACCCATGTCACCTTTCATTTCACCTGCTTCGAACTGATTAACGTCAGTTGGAGTAAGCAACATGCCAAGTGAATCGATTACAAACAATACTTTAGGACGTTCTTCCTGCGGCATTGATTTATATTCTTTCATGAATTCTGAAATGGTTTTTGCCACGTCGTCGATCATAGCCATGTTAAGTTTCAAAAGTTTTTCTTCTGAAATATCAACACCTAATGCTTCAAGCCATGCCTTATCAAGGGCGTTTTCGCTGTCAACTAGTACAACAAAAATTCCTTGTTCTTGTGCGGCTTTAATAATGTTACCGGAACAGATATATGATTTACCTGCACCAGATTCTCCAGCAAATACCGTTACCTTACCAAGGGGAACTCCCTTAAAGAAGTCCCCTGAGATAAGATAGTTAAGGGCATAGTTGCCAGTGCTGATCCAGTCTGTTGGATCATTGAAACCAATTCCCAAGCCATCAATACTTTTAGTGATAGACTTGCGGAACTTCGAAATATCGAAGGCCTTTCCCATGTCTATCTCCTAATTAAGATTTTTGACGGTTACGAATCATCGCAAGGATGTCTGCCGCACGTCCACTTGCTTCAGAAGTTGCTGGTGCAGCCTCTGCAGGAGTTGTGTCAAACGGAGCATCTTCTTCAGCATCAGTTTCTACGGGCTTGCTAACAGCTTTTGCTGGAGCAGATTTGCTTTCTGACGATGCATTAGAATTACCAGAATTAAAGCCTGCTGGCTTGAAATATTGTCCCCAACGTTCTGGATCATATGCTTCGCCGTCTACTGATGCCGCAAACATTTCTGCAATAACTTTGAGTTCAACTTCGCCTGGCTTTTTAGGCAGGAAGTCTTTTAGACTAAACAATCCATACTGTTCAATCGCGGCTGCTTCTTCAGCACCTAACGAACGCTCACGACGAGCCCAGTTAGAAGTACTGTAGTCAGCATAACCACCTTTACTTGTTTTTGTGATCTTAAAGTCTAAACCACGGACATAGTCTGTTGGTGTTTCTTCGATCTCAGGATCCAACAGCGCATTCTTAACAATGTTAAAAATTTGGCTACCAATAATGAATCTACGGATTGGATTTTCTGGAGTTTTACCTTCTTCTTGAAGCTTGCTGTCAACAACAAAGCCTTGGAACAGGTATGACTTTTTCTTCCAGTACTTACGACCCATATCTTCCAAAGACTTATCCTTAAACCAAGGACGCACTTCAGTAAGAACTGGACAAGTTTCGCCCCACATTTCCATACAAGGAACTTGTACAGTAACGGGTTTGGAATTTGTTTCACCTTTAATGCCAGCGAATGGCAATTTGATCATTGCACGTTCGATCCAGAAAAAAGTGTTATTTGGATCGCCATCTGGAAGGAATCGTACTGTTGCACTAGTGCCTTCTTGAATGTTCCAATGGGGATAAATTGCGTTGTCTCCACCGCTTGCGCTGCCGGTGTTTTGTTGAGATGATGCTTGAAGTTTTGCGCGGATTTCTGCTAAAGTTGCCATAATGTTTTTCCTTAATAAATGTTTTATATTATGCCTCTTCTTTAAAGCCAACTGACTAAAAAGAAAAATGTGTGCATACGATTAAGTATACACACATCTATTTATCATCGCAACCTAAATGGTTACTGAAATAGGTTTATTTTGCCAAACCGGCTAATTTTAAAATAATATTAACGTCTTCATTTTTTAATCTGCCGTCAGTTTCTGCTGATTTTAACATTGCGGCACGATCCGAATAACTTCCACGTTTGACATCTTTGGCAGCGTCTTTTTCTCCCTGGGTAGGATTTTTAATATGTTTTAATGGATCAAACTTTTTGTCGTCAGTGGCTTCATTCTTTGGCTTATTGTAAGCATTTGGACGTTTCCCACCAGTTTCTTTTTCTAATCTCTGTAGCAATTCTTCGTCATCTGGGCCAACAATGGCCTTACCAACTGCTTTAGCACCAGCTTTAACTGCGCCGCCTACTTTTTTGGCAATATCTTTGATACCCTCTGCCGCGACCGAAGCCATGGCTAACTCGGCTACTGCATCTTCCATGTGTCGGAGTTCGCCTAGTGTGTCTCCGATAAAATCTTCGTCGTGTCTTAATAGATACTGAATAGTTTTTGCAGGCATATTCATAGCAATCATTGCATCATCCATTTTATTAATGATCTGTTTTTCATTTTGAGGATTATATCTCAACCCTTTATCGAATAAAAATTTTGCTACTTTATAAGATGTTCGGTCTTCTACAGCTTCTCCCAATTTGTCTTGGATTGCACTTCCGATATCGGCACCAGCCATTGCGCCACCTGGTGTTTTGGTTGCTATAGCTCCGGCAACTCCACCTAATGCCGCACCGGACATACCTTCATTTTCTTGTGGGTCTAAATAGTTGACCAATACTTCTGCCATTTTCATACCTTCATCTCCAAACTGTTTTTTTACAGCGGTTAATACACCGTGTTTTCCTTTAGGGAACGGTCCTAAATTTTCTTCTTTATGGTTTTTGTTATACATAGAATAAACCAATTCTGCAATAACCCTAGGAGATGCTACTTCTTTCATCTCTTCTTCATTGCTTTCATCAGTTGGTTCATATCCAAATTCTTGTGCCGCTTCCGGATCGCTTGCACTTAACCAAGATAACACTGTGTCTTTTACATCTGTTTCCGGATTGCCGCCTTGTTCAGGATCAGCCATTGCTTCAAGTTTTGCAAATAGTTCTTCATCGTGTATGCCGATGCCTTCTAGTGCTTCAATGGCGCTTACTCCGTCTACACCTAAAGGTAATCCTTTTTCTAACAGGTCATGTAGATCCCCAAGTTGATCCATGCCTAATTTGCCTTCTTCTACTCTATTTGCCCACTCTACAAAATCTCTAAAACTTGCATGTTCTTTAACATCGTCACATACACAATCATCTTTTGGACGATCACATACATCACACTGCTCGGCTTCATTGCCCTCGCTTACAACATCTTCTAAATCTACAGTATTTGCTTCTTGCATAATACTGTGAATTAAAGGAAAATATTGTGCTAATTCTTCTTTAAAACTTGAAACTGTAAATTTATGTTTATAGTCTTCGAGAGTAGCTTGGTCCATAACTAGATCTGATCCGGCATTCGGAACAAAACCTTCTTTCCACTTTTCGTAGTAGTTTTGTCCGCCTAATCCTTCAACTTGTCTACGGAGAGATTCTAATTTTGTATTAGCTCTGTTTGTAATTTCGTTAACTGATTGATTTAGATTATCATGACTCACTTTGCGTTTAAATTCTGAAAGCTGGCTGATCTGCTCACTCATTCTTATGATAGCATTGCCAAACTCATCATATGGGCGTCCACCGTTGGCAACATGCCGTTGCATTGCCTTTGCTCCTGCTACATGAATAAAAGGATATTTGAAACGTTCGCCTTCAGAATTTTCAATAAACAATGCTTTAATATTATTTCGTCGACTTCTAGCACCTGCTTGTTCATTTTCGATGCTATTTTTATGTCGAACAACAAGGGTAGTTTTTTCTAAAACTCGTCTACTTGTCTTTTTAGTTCCTTCAAATTTAATCGATTCATTCATATCCATATTTCCTATACTAGATGATGCCAAGTGTTGAAAATCATCTTTGTCGAGATTTTTCTTGGTAATATCTCGTGTGTCAAATCGTAAAAGTCTACGTTTAGCAAACATTCTCATTTCTCTTAAGAAGTCATACCAAATATCTTTTGTAAAATCGTCAGCATCTTCTAAAATATTTTGACTGTAAAATACTTTTAAACAACCGATTTCATTAATGCTTATACTAACTCTGCCTAAATTTTTATCTTCAACTACAAAATCAAAATCAAAAAAGTGTGCTTCTTTAGGGTTAGCGGTAACTTCTCCTTGAGGATCGCCCATTTCAAGATTTCTAAAACGGCTACGAATTTTGTCAAAAACGTCCTGGCTGATGATGTGAGTATTCATAGTGTTATTTATTAAAAACTATTAATGTAGATTGGCAAGGGCATATCGTATTCTTCTAGGCCGCTATGATCTCGCATTTTATCATAGATATGCGGATCCCAGTCTTGTAGCATCATAATCATGCGAATTGCTAGTAATAATGCAGAAACCATATCGTCGTGTTGCCCAGTTTTTGCTTTAAATGTTATTCCGTTTGCAATAAATGTTTTAAGTTCACTTATTAACGGTTTGCTATTAATTTCTATTTTTTTAGTTTCTACAAGTTGTTTTAACTTGGCGCAGGCGGACAATTTAGCAGAGTGTGTTGTATTAAATCCTTTGCGGAATCTACGAACATGCCCTTTCTTTATTGGCTCGCTTAAAAATAACCCAGGGATTGTTTCTTCTCCTAATTCGTTAATTGAAACTAGGGCACTTTCACCGACGGTGTTATTTTCAACACTATAATATAAAGAAGTATTAAGCCCGTCGGCGACAAATTGTTCGTCTATATGTTTACATAAATCTCTTAAAATTCTTGCCTGTGCCTGTACAGGAGTTGAATTATGTTGCCACTCACAGACTTGTATCATACTAGGCAATTCTATAATTTCAATAGCAGCCGGGTCACCCCCTGTACCTAAACTGGGATCTAGTGCAACAATATAGGTACAGGATGTATCAATTTTTTTATACCAACGGGCTTGCCCCATTTTCATTTTTGGTTCGATTCCTTCTAAATTTGCAAGGCTAATAGAGTTAATTAATGTTTCGTCAAAAATTAAGAACTTACATTCGTGTTCTCGTTCAAACCGTTCAATGCCCAACTGAGACTTCATCTCGTTAGCCCATACTTCATCGCGGTCTGGGTGCTCGCTCCAGATTGCCATGTAAGGATAAAACCCGTTACGGCCTAGTTCTGTTTGATTACCGTATTCATCAAATCGTTTACTAGCTTCACTCCAAATTAACGCAAATTGGTCTTCGTCACTGTTAGGTGTGCTTGTAATAATTGCCTTACCGCCTGTGGATAATGTAGGGGCAATAGAAGTCCAAAATTCTGTAGCAATGTTAGGCTCTACATAGGCAAACTCGTCGCAGTATAATAAAGATACAGACATACCTCGACCGGTTGTTTCTGTAGTTGTCTGCGCCATAATACGAGAACCGTTATCAAATTCAATACTTTGCTTGTTGTAACTTGTAACTCCACATCGTATACTATCAGGGCAAAGTTCGTAAGCATAACGTAAACGTTGCATAATTTCCTGTGCGCCTGTATATTTGTGGGCGGCAATAAGAATTGTGCTGTTAGGAACAAACATAGCATACCACAACAAATAGCCTACCGCAGTGGTAGTTTTACCCATTTGTCGTCCTAACATGTTTACACTAAAACGATGAGTGTGATAACTGTCTAATAAATTTTCTTGATAGCTAAACGGATCGTATTGTATTTTACCTTGGGTTGGATGTTGTATATAAAAGAAGTTTCTTATAAAGTAATCTGGTCCAGTATCAAAATCTTGACATTTAAGAAGATGTGCAATATCATCCTCAGTCCACTTTTGTGTCTGATGTGCTCTTTTAACAAG